TGTTTGTTATTTCTGCTCCTTTGGGTATAAAAGCTTGCATTTCATTATTGTCTATAAATCCTATTTTCTTATCCAATGGAATAATACTATTATACAACATTTCCTTGTTTTTTTCAATTTTTTTAGAACCTTGTATTATCTTTTGAGACAAACTTCTATCTATTCCATTTACTACTTCTCTAGTTTTATCTCTTCTTAATTCTGTTTGATTTAAGAAATTGTTTAATATAAGCTCTTTTTGTTTTAGCTGATTAGAAGTAAGTCTAAATTTATTTTGTACTTCTTCTAAATCTATATCGGCATTATTGCTTGTTAATATTCCTTGTAATCCTGCTATATCTTTTTTGTCTTGTCTTATTTGTCTTTCCATTTTTCTTTGTATTTGAGTGGCTTCATACTTACTTATCGATTTTCCATTGTATGTTAATTTTTCATTTTTTAATTGTTTTAACTCTTTATTAGTATATGTTCTTGTACTACCTTTATAATATGGAAAGAATGTATGTCTACAATTAACTCCGCATAAACCAGTTACACTTCCATAATCGCAACCTTCTTCTAATGTTTTATATCCTTTTGTTAATCCTTTAAGCGAATAAACTTTACCTTGCCATTGTGCATGTTCTGGTCTTGCACCTCCATGTGCAGATACTTCTACTAAATCCCATCCCATTTCTTCTGCTCTTAATTCTTGTAATCTTCCACTTGCTTGATTTACACTTGTTAATATATTCATTCTTACTGCTGATTCTATACTTCTTCGTTGCCCACTTGGATATTCTATATAAGTACCACTTTTTGATATGTCTTTTACGGTATCTATTATTGATTGAGAATAGCTTTTTACTCCTGTGCTTACTTCCATATATGCTTTATTCATTGCACTTAAAAACTGAGTTTGTGAAGTATTTGCAGTTGTTAATGTTAATTTACTTAAATTATTATGAGTATTTCTTGCAGTTGCACTTATTAGTTGTATCATAGAAATACTTAACCCTTTTGGATTTAATCCTGCCAATCTATAAATAGTATCATCATATTTTAACGATTTGACCCCAGCTGTTTCAAATATTTCTTGTATTTGACTTGCTGAGGTTTCATTGTAGTTAGCTACCATATTAATAATATCTTGGTATATTACTCCTGTTTCTTGAAGTATCATTGCATTATTATATACAACTGTATTTGCATATCCTACATTTGCTATTCTTTCTGCAATTTCTTGTATTATCCAAGTTCTAAATCGCCATATAATTTGCTTGCTTGCTTTTCAATTAGTTTAAAATCTTTTTCTGTGAGCATTATTCATCACTCTCTTCGTTAGGAGTAGTAAATCCAAAAGCTTCTTGAGTACTCATTTTTTCATCATTAATTCTTTGCAGTTCTTCTTCCGCTTCTTGCTCTGTCATTCCTTTTATATCCATTAAATATGATTTTTTACTTCTTAATGCCATTGTTACTTCTTGTTGTGCTCTCAATTGCTCTGTGTTTTTATCTTCTATTATTGAATCATCTGGAACAATTGTTATTTTATTTGTTTTTATTCCTTCCATTTCACAAATTACTTTGACTAAGTCATAAATAACATCATTAACTATTATGTCATAATGTACTTTTGTTCTAAATGCATCTGAATTTTCACTTATTATTTCTGTTGCTGTTTTTGTAGCTTGTCCATCAAATTTATAGAAGTTTCCACCTAAACCAATATTTGAACTTAACCAGTTTAATTCTGCATTTATACTGTCTATGTGTTCAGAATGTCTCAAAGAAAAATCTATTTCTTTAACTGGCTGTCCTTCCATTCCATTTATTCCAACATACGCTTTATCATTAGCATCGAAATATTGAATAAATCTTTGATTACCGTTTTCATCTACTTGTACTTGCCCTTTCATTGCTGTTTGGTCTACAAGTATTCTCTTTTTACCTAACTCAAATTCATTGCAAAAGCTATCATATTTGATATCTATAGTTTTAAATCTATCAATACTATTTGCTAATACTGATATTCCCATAGGGCTGTCCATGTCAAAGTTGTTTGCTATATTCGGTTTAAATATTTGGAATCTTGGTGTTGTTGTTTGTATTTCTTCTAGTTCTTTAATATTAGGAAACTTTTCTGTGAAATTGTCTTCTTTTCCTAGTTCTGTTTCTATACTTGATTTATACAATTCGTTATATCTTCTATATATTCCATTCTCATATTCGTGATAAGTAATATGTGTGTAATAAATTTTCTTTTTTCTTATTTCTTCTACTGTTCTACTTATTGTTATTCCTGCACTTATATATCCATTTGTATATTTATATGGAATGAATACTGTGCCGTCTAAATAATCTATTATTGTTTTGCCATTTTCGTTTTTGTATTCAACTAATACACCAGTTCCTATTGCTAGTGCTTTCTCTAAGAAAATAGGGAAATTTACAGTAAAAGAGTTCTCTTTACTATCTAAAACTTCCCATAATCTTTTAGTAGCATTTTTATTGCTTAATTCTATTCTTGTTTTTTCTGTCCATAATAGTTTAGTTATATCTTCACATACTTTTTTGGGCATATTCATTGTTTTGCGTTCGCATTTTTCTTCTTTGCCATTTACTCTTAATGTATAATAATGAAAATCATTTACATTCCCTCTATACCATGATTTCCATATTTCTTGAAAATCGTATATACTTCCTACTGTTAAATTTATTCCTTTTTTACTTAAAACACTTGCTATATTATTATATAACTCCATTTTATCCTCCTATTGTTTTAAACCTAGTTTCTGTAAATTATCTTTAATCCAATATTGAAAATTATCTTGTGTATGGTCTCCATACGAATAAGAATAATCTTTTGTATAGGTGTTATAGTATTTTTCAGAACTTAAAAAAGCCTTCTCCGCTTTATCTGGAGTTGGCTTTCCTTTTTCTACACTATCTTTTAACCACATATAATTTTCATTTTCTTTTTTGAATATTTGATTATTGTTATTGTTTATTACTCTAAATTTCTTTTTGCTTAAGAAGTCTTGTGAATATTCTATTAATTGTTCTTTATTTGTTCCTTTATCTACTGGATGTAATCTTCTTCCATAATCTTTAAAGAACTGATTTCTTAATGCACCTTCTGCACTATCTATTGTTTCTTTATCCATTGTGGTTTTGTATTTCTTGATCATATCCATTTCAAAGTCAAATATATCTTTGCTTAATTCACTTGGTGCTTTCTTAATTGTCTTTTCGTGTGGACTATAGTAATATGTATCTAATAAATACCAATAGCCATCATTTCCTAATCCATAACAACCTACCGCCGTTGCAGATGTTTGGTGTCCACTATCTATTGCAAAATCTAAATATAATATTCTTATTTTGTTTTTTTCTAAATAATCTTCTTCTACGTATTCTATTAAATCAGGATTATATATTAATCCTTCTAGTCCTATTACTTCTCCTAGATAAATCCAATTGTATCTTCTTTCATCATTTCTTTTCATTTCTTCAGCTTGTTCGATAAATATTTTTCCAAGCCATTCTCGAGGCACTGTTCTATAATCACTTTGAGTAACTATACAATCTGTTCTCTTTTCCATTTGTTCTACCCATTGATTTACCCAGTGAAATTTATTTTTTGGTGGATTGAAAGAATATAAGACTATAAACCAATCGTCATTACCTCTAGTAAAAGTTGCTATTATTTGGTCTATTTCATCAGGGCTATCAAACTCTGTTAATTCTTCAAACCATAATATTTTTATAGGGGCATCTTCATCTATCATTCCTTTTATTTTTTCATAATCATCTCCACCCGAAAAATATATATTATTCCCATTGTTAAAATGAATTTCTAAAGGACTTTTAAAAGCTTCATAATCTATCCCCTCTTCTAAATGCAATCTTTTTGAAGCTCTCTTTATTTCTTTGTATACGGAATTTCTTAGTGTGTTTTGATATTTTCTAAATGCTACCGCACTACATTTTTGGTATTGCTCACAAAACAATGATATTTTTATGCCATTTTTACTTGTTTTAGTACTTCCTCTCCCACCTTTATCTATTTGATGTGTTATTTTAGTATTAAAAGTATTCCAAAAATGAGGAGCTACTATATCTTTAATTCTGACTTGTTCCATCTTCATCATCCTCTGGTAAGTCGTTTATTATTTGCACTCTTTGTATATTAGTATTGCTTTCTGTTTCAATTTTATCTCTCCATTGTTTAGGTTTTCTATTTTTCAACCAATATATTTGAGCTGTTGTATCTGGAATTACTTGTTTTGTAACTTCTTTTGTTACAACCATTTCATATATTTGTTTTTCTTTATTCCATATATTTTCTTTTGTTGTTTCTTTATATTCGTAACCTAATGCTCTTTTTAATAAAGCATTTTCCACCTCATAATCTATTACTTCTTTTCCTTTTTTTAGGGACTCCGAAAACTCCGAATATTTATTTTTGTATTCATAGAATGTAGATGTGGCTATACCTAAATTATTTGATATTTGTTCATCTGTTAATCCATCTCTTGCCCAGCATTCTACTAGCTTTAATTTATCTTTTACTTCTTCCCATTTTGAACTTGCCATCTACCTCCACCTACTCTATTTTGTAATTCCTTTCATTATCGGCTTGCTTTGATGAGCTAACCTACCTTTAAACTCTTTATACCCTTCAAACTCTTTGTCTTTTTCATAATAAGTACATTTTAAATTGCCTTCTATGTCTTTTTTTATATGACATAAATCTAAATGTTTGTTTTTACAATTACTACATATTGTTCTTACAAATGTTTCGTATATTGTTTCTTTTGTTTTCATGGCACTTCCTCCATTTAATTTTATAAACACTATAAAAGATATGTGTCCGCTAAGTAATATAAGGACTCGATTAGCACCCTTGTATTACACACATATCTTTTATACTATTTACATATAAGAACTCGCTAGGAAAGTTCTTATACCATGCAACTAAATACATATAATATTATCTTCGAAAGGAGGTCTATTATATACATAACAGCCTTTTTATATTAATTTACCTAGCATAATTAATAACAATAAAAAAGAACTTATCTTGTTTGATAAGCTCTAAGTTTATAATTAAACTATATATGTGAAAAAATTAATGACTTAATTTATATAATGCGTATTGATTTAATGATACGCCTTCTTGTTCTGCTTCCACTGATAATCTATAATGTAATGATTTTGGTATTCTAACTATAAATTTACCACTAAAATCATCATATCCTACTGGTAATGGTATATTGAAGCCACCTTCTAACTTTGCTTCTATCCAGCCTTCCATAGCTTCTTTTAAATTTTCATATGCTTCTTCAAATGTATCTCCTGTACTTTGACAACCATCTAATTCTAAAACTCTTGCGTAAAAATATTCTCCGCTTTCATCTTTTATGGGTTGCACAATATAATTATATGGCAACTCCATATAATCTTTTACACTTTTCATAAAAGGGCACCTCCTTAAAACTCCTTTTATCTATAAATTAAGTATACTCAAAGAATAGACTTTTTATTCGCCTATTCTTCTAAGTACATCTTTCACATATACAGCTTTTAATGGATTTTCTTCTTTGATTGTTATTACATCTCCTTTTTCGTTAATAAATTGTCTGTGAGATGTTCCGTTTCTTTGGTTTCATATTATATCCGTTGTGTTCTAAAACTTTTGCCAATTCTTGAAACCTAATTCCATTTGGCTGTCTCTTCATCTTTAGTACCATTTTTTCAATTGAAGACATTCATATTCCTCCTTTTGTCTTTTACTAGGTATGTTAATGTAAAAACTCTGCTGTCAATGTCCTCCTTCTTAATTATGATACTATATTTG